GCTCTTTTTTAAGCAGTGGGTTATTAAAACTTGATATTTGAAAATTTACCCAGTCTTTCTCGCCACTCATTCCACGTTTAGCAAGATCATAAAAGCGGTTTTTGCCTTTTGGCACGCCGCCTATAAACGCTCTTGATTTTGGATTGTCCAATAACATTGCCCTTATGGCGTTATCCCAAAGGTAGGCATCTTTCAAGATTATGCCAGCTTCGTTTAGGATCACTATATCGTAGCCAAAGCCCTCGATATTTTCTGGGCGTTCTGCACTTCTCATATCAAGGTAGCCCTCGCCGATACTTAGCTTTTTGTCCTGCGCGTGAAATTTATACAGCTCTTTTGGCAGGGCTTTTAATTCAGGCAAAAAATAGCGTTCATAATATCTTTGTAGGTTTGATGTGATAGTATCTACCCAAAGCACTTTTTTTCCCTCTAAAAGCCACTCGATCGTAGCGTTTGCTATCCCCTTAGTAAATCCTACACGCCGACCTTTTTCTATTGTTGTAAAGCGTGCGGTATTCTCAAAAAAGACTTCCTTTTGCCACGGCGTATAGGTTAGGCAAAGCGCAGTTTCACTCATCACCTTTTAACTCCTTTCGCTCAATGATTATCTTTTGCTCGCTTTGCACGTTTGCATTATTGATCACAGTCTCAGCCTCACGCCCTAGCACGGTCTCTTTATTTCTAGCGGTTATCCTGCTGTGAGCTTCAACGTCTGCTATCCTATCGCTCATCTCTAACATCTCATCCGCTTTCTTTTGGTTTCTGAGCGCTGCGTTTTGAAAATAGATCAGGTGTTTAGTCTTTTCGTCTGCTATTTCATCTAAAATGGCAACGGTCATTCCCTTTTCGTTCCCTTTTGTGGCTGCAATAGTTTTTTTTGCTTCGATGTAATCGGCATTTTTGCCACGTTCCCATTGTCCCTTTTTTGCTCTTTCGCTGATTTTGCTTTTGCTTATTCCAACTTTTTCACTTATTTGGGATAGTGTATATTGCCCGCTCTCAAAATATGCCCTTGCTCGCTCCCATTTTTCTACACTATATGCCATTTTTTACTCCTAAAAAATCTGACAAAATTTCTTCTATATTTTTTAGATTTGTAAAAGGTATCCTTAAGAGTTTTATTTTATTTTTTTGGCAAAAAATATTTTTTTCCATATCTCTTAGTCGCTGCTTTTCAAATTTTTCATCCCCACCAAAGTATTTGATACTTTTAAAATGCTGGGGGCCATCATATTCTATTGCAATATTTTTTTTAGGCAAGAAAAAATCGAAACGCCTTTTAGCTAACTTTTTAAATACAAATTCTCTTCTAAACTCAATTTTGTGTCTTAATAAAAATTGTTCTATTTTTCTTTCCCCACTACTCCCTTTTTGATTATTCCCCTTTTTTACCCCCTCTCTGACCGCATTAATAATGGCTGCAATATAATAATCACCGCCAAACTTAAAATAATTATTTAGAGATTTATAAACTAAGTCATTATGGTTTAGTTTTAGTGAAACCAATAAAGATTTTGTAAAGTCCTCTATAATTTCATCTAGCTCTTCTGCTTGTTTTGATATTTTTTCAATAAAACCAAAAAGAATTAAATCATAATCACTATATTCCGCTAAAATTTTCTCTTTTATTGCCTCTGTTAGCTTCGCCATCAATAAATCCTAAACTCGCCCTCTATTGCTCCAAGGGCTATTTTTCTCTCAAGTAATTTTCGTTTCAGCTTGAAAACGTCCGTTTGCATTCCCTTTACGTCCTCAATGATGCGTGTGCCATCTTTAAGGCGGTAAGTAAAATCTGCTATGTACCTGATCTCACGCACAGTCCTAAAGCCTTGCTTGGTTGTTTCGTCTGTTATGGCAAAACTAGGCATTAGCACAAACGGCACTTGGCGATTTAATTCGCTTATCTCTCCAGCTCTTTGTAAGGCTTCTAGCTCTTGGTTTCTACGCCACTCTTTGGCACTATCAAAGCCTTTAGTTTTGCGGTTATGGTATTTGTTCCTAACATTTACCGAAACGTTGCCAATTCTCATCAGCTACCTCCTCGTATTTTTCTATGCTTTCGTGTTTGTGTGCGTGACACCATTGATGACACTCTCTACAAACGGCTATTTGCTTGCTGTCGTCCTTATCTGTTCCAAATCTGCCATAGCGTACGTGGTGACACTCTATGCTTTGTTGTTTCTCGCATATTTGGCAAAGTGGATATGCTTCAAGTAGTCTTAGTTGGTAGGCTCTATTTTCGCTTTTAGTTAATCTCAAAATAGCCCCCTTGGCGTATGGTTTACTCGCCTTAGCGCTTCCTCATAGTATTTTTTTCTATCTCTACCCCTATACACTCACGCCCTAATTCTTTAGCTACCATTGCTGTTGTCCCACTCCCTAAAAAAGGATCAAATACAACGTCGCCCTTATTTGAGCCAATCATCATTATTTTTTTTATTAGATTGACTGGTTTTGGTGTTGGGTGTGAAGTAGTTTTATCTTTCACTACGCCACCTTGATAAAATTTTGATTTTAGCCTGCTATCGCCTTGAAAAGTCGCCCCTTTTTCTTTCATAGCAACTATAAACTCGAGGTCGCTTTTAAATGTTCCACTTGCAAAAGGTATGGCGTCTGGTTTATGCCAAATAAGCAATGTTGTCATAAAGCCGTTTTTCTCTCCCCAACTCATAAGCTTTGATATTTGGCTATTACTACAAAAAATATAGGCATTAAAAGGCTTGCAAACTCTTTTTAGTTCATCTAATAGTGAAAAATCAAAGCCATTACAAATTTTCGTATAAGCTTCACTAGAAAATTTTATGGCGTGGCTTAAACACCCTTTGTTGCCACCAGTGACTAGCTCATAAGGTGGGTCTGTTATTATTAAATTCACACTAGCGTCTGGCATTGTCTTAATAAACTCATAGCTATCTGCATTATAAAGCAAGGTTAGCCTCCTTTTCGTCCTTGTGCTTCTCGTCCCACTTTCTCATTATTTCAAGCACTCCGCTTGCGTCCTTACGGCTTATCTCAAAGCTATCAAGTATCTTTTTGTTTTCGTCCGCTACCTTTGCAATTATGCTAGCTCCGCTTTCGGTTATCGTGATATATACGGCTTTCATCTCACGCCCTCTTTGCGATATTTACCACAATGGCAGATAGCCCAAGCCTTAGCCTTGCTCTTGCCTCATCGCTCATTTTTATTGGTGCGTCTGGGTCGGCTGGGAGTAAATTTGCATTATTTGCCGCCTCTATTTTTGCTTGCTCTTTCTCTTTTTCTTTTATTTCTCTTTCGCTTATGTATTTGATCACGCCGATGCGCTTTTGGTTTTTAAAGAGCCATGCATAAACCTCTGCCTCGTCATCACTGCTTAGTTGTACTGGCTTGCCTGCTTGGTTGATGTGGTAGTGGTTGATTAGGTTGCCGTATTCATCTACTCCAATGATCACAAAATCTTTATAGGTCGCTCCATAACAAAGCCTCTCATTGCGAAAAAAGGTTTTTACAAACTCTACCAACTGCTCAACACTCTTAAAGCTAAATTTGCCATCTCTGATCGCCTCTAGCGCCTTTTGTTTTCGAAAAGCTGCTACGGCGTTTTTTGTAATTAGCTCGCTCGACTGCTTCGGTTGGATAAATTTTGTCCTATATGCAAAAAATGGGATAATATCCTCATCTTTTAGCGGCTTAAGTAGCTCTGCTGTAATTAGTGCTTGTGTTTCATTTACCCCAAGCGCTTCTTTGATCGTTTGTATGCGGTTCATTAAAACGGCTCCTTGTTTTCAAGATATGCCACGTTTTGGGTAGCTATTTGGTTCGTTTCTTTCGTGCTCTCGAGGTAGTAGCTTACATCGCCACCAAAACGCCTTACGTCCTCTACGCTTAGGCTAAGCCCACTTTGCGCTTTGTTGTAGGTTGGTTTTGGCTTAAAGACGCCCTGCCACTCGTTACGCATTGCTTCACGTATGCATTCGTTTACGTCTATACCCTCGCTCGCCCATTTAGCCCACTCGCTAAATTTCATCTCGATACCCTTTTGCGTCAATTTTTCTCGTCGTTCTTTCTTGTGGGCTAGATAGTCTTGCCAAAGGTTTGGATCGATGAAGTCAGGTAGTGAAATGTCCTTAGGGGGTAGGGGGGTTTGTTTGGTTTGTGTTTGAATTGTTGTTTGATCTGTGTTTGAACTGTCTTGATTATTATTCTTTATTGATTTTGTATTCTCACAATATCCATTTTGCATTTTAGCTTTTTCCATTTCGCGTTTTTGCAAAATGGATTTTTCGTATTCGCAATTTGGATTTTGCAATTCTAAATTATCGTTTTTGCACTCGTTCGTAACATTAAAATTAGTATCAATTAGATAAAGAAAATCATCGCCTAAAGAATACCAAGCAGTGCGGTCAAATTGATTTTTGTTAAAATTCCCTTTTACTATTGCATTAATCTTTTCAAGTTTCTTTAAAATTCGGTTTATTTTATCCGTGTTTTTATAGTATGGAAATTGTTCTAAAAATGCATCAAGAGTATTATAAGTCCAATGTCTGCCATTATAAAAATTTTTATTATTATCTTTGTTGTGCTTAGTCCAATAAGCAATATGTCCTAAGATATTTGCTTCATCAAAGCCTATTTTACAAGCCAATTCAACATCTACGCTATGAGTTTTAATCATCACTTGGCTCCTTTTCGCTTTTTATAATACTCTCGTTCATCGAGTGATTTTCGTTAAAAAAGCACCACTTAACAGTCACTCCAGTAATAGGGCATTTATCTTTGCCTCGCTCTTTTATGCGCCCCAAAAATACAAGGTTATTTACTCTCGCGCTTACGGTCGCAGTAGGCAACCCTGTTTCTTCCGACAACATATGTCGTGACGCACCATTTGGGTATTTAAAAAGCGCTTTCATTATCTTCGTTTTTTGTATCTCGTGTTTATCTGCGCTCGCTATGTAGCCGTTTATGCTTGTTTCTGCTATCATTTCACGCTCCTAGCCTAAAATATTTATTTTTTGCGAGCTTTATTTGCTCGAAAATCATTTTTACGACATTGACGCTCATCGCGTTGCCCGCTTGTTTATAAGCCTGCGTATCGCTCACTACGATTTTGAAGTTTTCGGGGAACCCTTGCAGGCATAGGCACTCTCTAGGGGTTAGCTTACGTATGCGCTCGCTCTTTAGTAGATTATTTTGCTCAAAGCTGCTAGAGCTTATCGTAGGGCAAAGCTCAAACTCATTGCCTTTATTAAAACCTCGTGCGCGTTGTAAAATTTTCGGCTCTTGATTGCCGCCTTGTGCCGTGTGTATAGTAGGAGCTACCCCGTCGGTAGCATAAACGCGCTTTAAGATGTCGTTGCCTTTTATGTCGAGCTTACCGATTACTTTTATGAAGTTATCCGTCCGACGATTTCCTGCGGTAGTCATTATGCAATTCCCTACATCGCATAAAAACTTTGGAGCAAAGCTACCCTGAAAGTTGTTTTCTTTTTTCTTAAGGCATGCGATCATCTTATCGCTCAAAAAGTATTTTTCATCTACTTCGCGATCAAGCATATCGCCCAAATTTAGTTTTAGCGGTATTTTTGGAGCATAAGAAAAAGCGTGATATTCGTCTGCGTTCAAAAACCCCACAATATACAATCGTTCTCTATTTTGCGGTATGCCGTAGTCTTTGGTGTTTAAAATCTCGGCGTGACAAAAATAGCCTAGTTTCCGCAAAGCATCTAAAAACCTTTGATAGCTTTTGCCGCTGTTAATAGACAAAAAGCCTTTGACGTTTTCATAGATGAATACCTTAGGGCGAGCTTCACTAACAATGCGGTAAAATTGCCATATCAGGTTGCCTCTCTCGCCATCCTCGCCTGCGCGTTGTCCTGCGATTGAAAAGTCTTGGCAAGGGCTGCCCCCGATCAAAATATCTATTTGCCCGGCGTAAGCTCTAGCGTCAAGATCGCAAACATCCTCGTAAAAAACTGCCGGGGCTTCGTGATTGGCTAGATAGCTTTGACGCGCGAATTTGTCTATCTCGCAGGCGAATATCGTCTCTACCTCGTCAAATACTTCGCGAGCGACAAACTCGGGCGCGCCGATACCTGAAAAGAGAGTGGCGAGGGTCATTTTTTTAGCCTTTTTGAGTTGTTTGGCTTCTAGGCTATTACTTGCTACCATTTTTAGCCTCCTCCTCCTGCTTTTCTACCCCTAAAATATATGCATTTAGCTTGTCGCCCCAAGCATAAAAGGGATGTCCCAACTCTTGCAAAGCTGCGTATCTCACATCCCCATTAGGTTTTTTATTGTTTGATCCACACGCGTATGTATTGCAAGTCCCAGCCGACTTGTAAAATTTACCAAGCCATTTTCTAATCTTTTTTCTATATTCTGTCTGTTTCATAACCTTATATTACTATCTGTTATATAAAATATAACTTAAGGTTATTTGATTTTTAACTATTTTAGTTATAAAATATTACGCAAAGTTATATCTTGCAAAGGGGTAAAAAATGAAAGAATTTAAAGATAAATTGTCAGATTTACTAAAAGAAAAAGGTATAAATACTATACAATTTGCCGATATTTTAGGCATTTCACAGCCTTTAGTTAGCCAGTGGTTAGCTGGAGAAAAGAGGACAAAAAAACATTTATTGCCACTGGCTAAATTTTCAGGCTATCCGATCGCTTATTGGTTAGACGACGCCATAGAAAAACCAATAGAAGCCCATAAATATGCAGATAATATCTCTTTTAACAGTGCCAAAACTGTGTATATCCCTTTTTATAAAGACGGCGTAGTTTCTGCAGGTCGTGGCGCTGAAAACGACGATTTTGGCGAACCTGAATTGCTGCCTTTTAATCCAAACGATTTAAAAATTATGTTTAATGTTAGTCCGCACGCAAAACTAGGCATTGTCCCTTGTTTTGGTAACTCAATGGAGCCGACTATTAAAGAAAGCGACTTGGTTGTTTTTTGCGATGATATAAACCAAATAGAGGGCGCTATTTATGTTTGCAAATATGAAAACGAAATATTTATAAAAAGAATAAAAAAACGTCCTACATTGGCATTAATAAGTGACAATAAGGACTATGAGCCAATAATTATCGAGGAAGAGTTAAACGTCGAAATTTTAGGGCGTGTTGTTGGTTGCTATGCCATAAACTCTAAAAGGATATAGTAGGGGGGGGGATAAACTATGACAAACCAAGAAGCTAATGAGTTGATAGCAGTTTTTAAAAGAGTCAAAGAGGTAAATTTCGTTTTAGATAAAATAAATTTTCATGTTAAAACCATTGAGTTAGAGGCAGAGGATGAGAGGCTAAAAGATATTTCTTTATTGTTCGATATTAGCACATCAAAAAAGCAGTCCAAAAGAAAGACTTTACAGCTAAGAGCCAATAAAAACATCCATCTTTTAAGAAATGACTTTTACAGCGTTCATACAAACCCACCATTTAATGAAAATATTGCTCCAGATGATGAAACTTTAAGATTACTTATGCAAAAATATTCCGATGCAAGATTAAAACTCGGCGCACATTTACATGTCTATATCGATGGCTATGATGATAAATGGGCGTTTCCCATAAGTGAGTTTAAACTTAGCGAATGTGATGATAACTTTTTGGCTCAGATAGAGCAGTTTTGCACTTATGGCAGGATAAAGATAAAAATAGAAAGGGCGTTATTTTAAAATGCTTGATATTAATAGACTTTTAGGGTCTTATTATGAGTATTTAAATGGTGGTTTTGAACTTAATGCTATCAGCAAAGATAGCTTTGAGGTTATAACGCCATTTTTAAATAGACATAATGACAATATTTCAGTCTATATTGATTTTTTAGATGACCGCTCTATTAAGATTAGCGATGGTGGCGAGACTATTCAAGATTTAAATTTATCAGGCTTTGAGTTTAACTCTCAAAAAAGGGTTAGACAGCTTGAAATAGCATTAAATGGTTTTGGCATTTTTAAAAATAAAGATAACGAACTTTTTGTGTCTGCTACGGCATTAGATTTTGCAAGAAAACAACACAATGTCATACAAGCCTTAATAAGCGTAAATGATATGTTTGTCCCAAGTAAGGGCAATAACGGCTTTTTTTATGATGAAGTGGAGAATTTTTTTAACAATATTGATGCTCGCTACACTACAAATATATCAGTAGAAGGAAAGTCTCATTTATCACATAAATTCGAGTTTTTAATAAGCCGTTCAAAACAAGAGAAAGAGAGGCTTATCAAGTTGTTAAACAACCCAAAAAAAGAAAATTTAAAAGCTACCCTTTTTACTTTTACAGACTTAGCCTCAGATAGAAGCTCTAGCGATAAGATCATCATTCTTAACGATGATGCTTCCGATGAACAAGAGATAAGATTAGCTACACAAGAGTTAAACATTAAACTCTTAAAATGGAGTAGCATAAAAAACTATGCTAACTATTTAGCTGCGTAAAATCCGATTTGTTTCCTATCGTCTGTTTTTTTCTTTTGCCGCTATCTCTCTTTGCCTTTTCAGCCAAAGTCGTAAAAATATCTGACGGCGACACGATCACAATACTACAAAACAAAGAGCAAACAAAGGTCAGGCTATATGGCATTGACGCACCAGAAAAAAAGCAAGACTACGGACAGATATAAACGCACGCTAGGCATTATCCGCCATAAAGGGCAAGATATAAACGCCCAAATGGTACTAAATGGCTACGTTTGGGCTTACGTCAAATACTCGAGAATGTATGTAGATCAAGAGAAAACAGCTCGTGAGAATAAGCGAGGACTTTGGCAGAGTAGCGACCCTACTCCGCCGTGGCAGTGGAGAAAACGTTAATTTTTACACACTTTTATTTTAAAATTTGCCATAATTACAATGTAATAATTTTTAAAAAGGAGTTGAAAATGAAAAAAGCTATCTATGTTAGTTTTTTTTCTTTATTGCTTGCTGGCTGTATGTTTAACCCAAATAATAGAGATGTAGCGTTTTTTAAAGGCATCCCTTATTACGCCCCAGTCGATGCACAGGGGATTATTTTGGAAGAGGATCAAATAACCGATACTTATAAAATGGGGATATATTCTTGCAAGCCAGGAGATCTTTTTTGGTTGTCTCCCTATAAAAAAGAAGAATTTGTGACTGCTATCAAAGCCAAAAAATTCGATACTCTCCAAAAAATGGCTGATGAAAATCTTATAGGTTGTGTTTCGCCTATGAGCGAGGCAGAACTTAACTATATAACTACAATGCAAGCAGCAAGAGCCTCAGCGGCTGCAAATAATTATAGTATTTTTGATGCAATGAATGCATGGACTAATGGGTTAAATGCTAATACAAACGCCATGATAAATATACAAAATCAAAATACAATCAACTCTGTAAATAGGAATTTACGACAAATGAACGATTCTTTGGACGCTTTACAAAATCAAGGCAATAGGCAATATTATAAAGCCAACCCTATATATCCATATTAATTCAATAAGAGCCGCTACATTTAAGCGGCTCTTTGCCACATCTCATAAATACACCTGATTACTCACACAAATTTATACTTGCTCCCCAGCCTACTTTTTAAAACAACTATTTCTTTTCAAAAAAATAATTATAATTAAATTACATAACTTTAAGTAATATTTTAAATAACGTTAAGTTATATTTAATATAACCTTTGGTAATATTCTCTCATCGAAACAAAAAGTAGATAGGCTTCAAGCGTAAGCTGACAGAGTGAGCCTCCTGCGAGTTTTGCAGGTCAATCACGTTTCAATCTGAAGCGTCAGTGATAGGGCGAAAATCTATCACTCAGCACCAGCCCTGATTTAGGATAGTTTTTCACAGGGTTATTAATAAAACGAAAAACACTACTTTTTCTAATAAAAGCCTTGCTTGCTTGGAGTAGGTGAAAGCCTGCTAACACTTTTCATATAAAAATTTTTCCTTTAAAAGTTGCTTTTGCAAGCTAAATTAATTTTTAACATCTTTCAGACGGCGGTGGCGAGCAAGGTTTCTATTAGAAAAAGGAGCTAGAGATGAGAAAGCTAATTAAATTTTTTAGGGTGCTTTTCAGTAATGGCGGCGAGATAAAGAATATCGCCTATCTAAATATCAAAAGGGGTTAAAAATGAGTTTAAGCTACGACTTAGCACGTGCCGAAAGCGACGTGGCACGCTTGGATTTTGAAAAAGAATACGACGAGATAGTAAGCGATCTAATAGCTATCTATAACCGCTATTGCGATACTTTTAAAAATGGTCTTGGCGACAATACTGGAGCGATAATCGATTTATTAATAGAAAGATGTAGCCAAGACTTTTTCGCTTATGCCGCTTTAGTCTATGTTTTATGCTCCGAATTTCAATATACCAACGAGGGCTTTTTAAGCTACACAACTACTTACAAAAAAAGTCTTGAAATACTAAGAGAGGAGGCTGAAAGAGATGCGCTCTTATATTCTGATGAGGCTTGTTGAGTTTTATTATGAGCCAGGTATGACGGTAGGCGAGTTTTTAGAGATTATAAAAAGGATTAAATAATGGCAAATTTTAAAAAATACTGCCCTAATGTATGGGTGGCAGAATGCGATGAAAAGCACAATAAGGGCGAAATAATAACTCTTGAAACACAATACGGCAAAGAGGTGGATTGCGAAGTTTATAACTTGGTAGCCGAAAAAAATAACAAATTTTATTATTCGATAGTTAGGCTAGAGGAAGCAAGTTACGCTGAAAGAAAGGCCGAAAAATATAAAAATTCACAAAACTTACACGAGAGTAAAAGCCATGAGTGGCACGAAAAAAGCCAAGAAGGCGCAGAGTTTTTACGCCTAGCCGAGCCGATAAAGATCGGACACCATAGTGAACATAGACATAGAGCCTTAATTGAGCGCAACTGGAATAGGATTGGGAATGCCGTAAAAGAACAAAAAATAGCAGACGAAAAAGCACGCAAGGCTGAATATTGGAAAACTAAGGCAGAGGAGATAAATTTATCGATGCCTGAAAGCCTAGAATATTTTACGGCACAGCTAGAAAAAGCCAAGGCGCACCAACAAGGGCTAAAAAATGGCACGATAAAACGCGAACATAGCTACAGCCTAACGTATGCGACAAAAGCCGTTAAAGACCTAACGGCAAAATTAGAAATAGCCCAAAAATTATGGGCTTAACCCATTGTTAAAAAATTGAGAAATTTTTAACATAAAAGATAAATACGTTAAAAAGGATAACAATGCTAACAAATAAAGAATACCACGCACGCCCTGAAATATCAAAGAGCGACCTCGACCTACTTGCACGTAGCCCACTTCACTTAAAAATGAAAAATGAGCTTAAAAATCCGCCTAGTGATGCTTTGATCTTAGGGTCTGCCGTGCATAAGCTAGTATTAGAAAGAAAAGATTTTTTAAACGAGTTTAAGATAGCTCCTGGAGCCGATAAGCGCACCAAAGAGGGCAAAGCTATACATGAAGAATTTTTAAAAAAACTAGGTGAAAAAACGCCGATAAGTTGGGCTAGTATTAAAACAGCCATAAAAATAGCCGCCTCAGTTAGTTCCATTAAGGAAACAGCTAAGCTTTTAAAAGACGGATTAGCCGAGCAAAGCTATTTTAGTGAAATAAACGGCGTAGCGGTTAAATGTCGCCCTGATTTTTATAATGAGAAAATAGGTGCAGTAATTGATCTAAAAACAACTTCTGACGCTTCTGCTACTGGCTTTGCTAGATCGGTCGCTAGTTTCAATTACCACATACAAGCAGCGTTTTACAGCGATATTTTAAGAAGCTTAGGCAAAGAAGTAAATTATTTCTTATTTATCGCCGTTGAAACGAAAGCCCCTTATTTTGTAGGCTTTTATGAGCTTGATGCCGCAGCGATAGAGCAAGGACGAAAAACATATCTTGAATTACTAGAGCTTTACAAATATTGTAAAAAGCGTGACGAATGGTGGGGCTATGCAAAAAAAGACGGTGACAAGATCAATGCGGTGCAAACTTTGAGCTTGCCAGCGTGGAAATTTTACGAACAGATAGCATAAATTTGAAAGGATAGATGATGAAAGACAAGCAAACCAATATCGTTAGCATACGCATGGACGACGAAACGCTACAAAAGCTAAAGGCGGACGCGCAAAAAGAGTACCGCCCTTTGGCTATGCACATAAGAAAAATTTTAATGGATTATTTAAAAGAGAAAGAGTTGCTAATTATTGCTAAAAGTGAGCCGCTAGCTCGGTTTTAAACAAGAAAGTTTATTTTAAATATCTTTAAATAAAATTTGGAAATTTTGTCTAAAGGTATAAAATGGCTCTGCTTAGATGTTGGTATATCAATAAAAGGCTAAAAAAAGAAGACGAGTGGCTTATCCCAAAAGAAAATTCTTTAAAGAAAGAAGAGTTTTTACAAAAGCTTGATCTTTACGACGAAGCCGATATTATCACACAAAAAACCCTTTTACAAGAGCTAATAAGCTTTAAATTCGTAGTGTATGCGATTATAAAATACATTGCAGTTTTTTTTACTACTCTTTTTATATTCGATAAGCTTTCTTATAGATCAGGCGATGATGCTTTTATGCTTGCTATTTTTTTAGCAGTAGTCATAACTATCCTTTATAAAAACAAGGACGAACAAATAATTATCAATAGAGTAAATGAGGCACGGATACAAATAGGGGCAAGTAGAACTAGAATACTAACTGATGCAGTAGAAATTCTTTTAAATAAAATAGAAGAACAAAAAAAACCGATAAGAGACCAAAACATCAAAAGAGAAACACTACCAGCAGAGACTGACAATTATGTTTCTTTAAACGAGCAAGAAATAGATAACAACGAACCTGCTCCAGTTTCAAAAGAAACTATACTTAATATCTTGCAAGCACGAGAACATAGCAATTATAAGGATTATGAATTTATAGTTTTTATGGAGACACTCCTAAAAGGGGCAAAAGATAAAGAAACTATAGAAATAATCCTAAAAACATTAGTTGAAGAATATAAAAAACCGAATAAGGACAAACAATGAGTGACGAAATAGAAAAAACAATGCTCGATACACTAGAGAAAGAGGCAAATATCGGCAAGATAAAAGCTGATCTCGAAGAAGCAAAGGCTAATAGAGCTTATAATAGCTACAAAAAACGCCAAAAGCAAGAGCAGGATTTGCAAGAGGCTATGGACGACAACATCGTTAAGCGTGTATGTAAAGAGCTAGGCATAACTCAAAGAGAGTTAGCGGAGAGGATAGGAATGAGCGAGGGCGGCTTGCGATCCGCGCTATCGCTTGGCAAAATAACGCCGCAAGTCGAAAAGGCGTGCGAAATGGTTTTAAAAATTTACGAGCTTGAAAAAGAGCTTGAAAATTATAAAATCTTACAAAATGCCTTAAAATCGATGATTGTTTAATGGCTGGGATTTCCAGCTATTAAAAATTTTAATTCAAAACACCTTTTTGCTTTTTTTGTTTTAATCCACAATAAAAACTCTTGATTTATGTTTTATAAACTGATATAATTCCCGCATAAATATTTTAAATCCAAACAAAGGGGATTAAATGCAATCATTATTCCAAACAGAGCCAGCACAAGTTGAAATTCTAAATTTTAAAACCTTTACTTCTGAATACGTGGCAGAACGTTACGGCGTGAGCGAAAAGACAATCAGAGACCACAAGCGAGAGCACGCCGACGAAATCGTCGAGGATATTCATTTTGTCGTAGTTAAAAACGATCGCAATCGCCCACTCATTAAATGGACGCTTCGTGGCATAATCAAGCTTGGTATGTTTATCCGCAGCAAAGAGGCTAAATACTTTAGGCTTTGGGCGGAGCAAGAGTTAGAAAAAACAATATTAGGTGAGCTAACACTTGCAAAAGAGACCAGGCAAAAGAATTTATCCCTTGTTAGCAAAGTAGCCGACCTTAACGCTGTCTTGATCGACAACACAAAACGTCACAAAAGAGAGATAAACGGCTACAAAAGCCAGCTAAAACAGCATAATGACAAGATAGTTGTTTTAAAGCACGAGCTAGAAAAGGCGAGCAACCCACGCCCAAGCGATCCCATATACGCACAGATAAAGGCAGAGCGTGACTACTACAAAGATAGATACAAAAAGCTTTCACAAAGCAAAGACGAAACGATCATATTAAATTTAGCAAAGATACAAAAAGAGTTAGAAAAGAGCTATACAGCCATAGGTGCAGTTATGGCGTATGCTGACGGAGACGATTATTTCATAAAGAAAGGATAGAAAATGAACCAAATACAACCAAGAGAGCAACAAGCGCGAGCTTTAGTGGGCTCAAAAATGAACCAAATTCAAACAATAGTTAGCAACGATAAGGCTAAGGCTTCAATTTTTGCCAGCGCTATCGCAAATATGGCAAACGACTATGGGCTAAGGAATTGTAGCGTTGAAAGCATAGTAAATACAGCTATGCAGATAGTCCAAATAGGGCTAAACCCAAATAAGCTTTTC